GACTCGAGACAAGATTGAACAACAAAGTTCAGAGCAATACTGACATTATTGAAATTAAACCTCGCACTTCAGCGATATAAATATTACAAAAAAGGTCGCTAATGGCACGCGCATTTGCAAACGAAGATAGAGAACTTAATAAAGCCAGTATCATTACTTCCCGCACACGGTTGTATAGTGATATTGATTTGACGTTTACCAATCTTCCAGCTGACAGTGACACTCCATTCACAGACATCTATAAGAAGAAAGATGCTGCAGCAGTAAAGCAAGCTATCAAAAACTTATTGCTAACAAACTTTTATGAAAAGCCATTTAACCCTTTCTATGGTGGTAATCTTAGAGATCTTCTTTTTGAACTAGCGGATGAAGATATTGAAGATGATATAAGAAACAATATTACGCGGGCAATTCAATCCTTTGAACCTCGCGCTAGAATCATTGACATCAGAGTAAAAAATCAACCTGATTATAACTCTGTTGATGTTACTATTGAATTTCAAATAGTAAATACAGAACAAACAGTAATCTATACAACTACTCTTGTAAGGCTAAGATAATGGCAACCACAATTAGCTCAACAGCTCTCGATTTTAACTCAATCAAAAACAATCTAAAAACTTATCTTCAGCAACAAGATGATTTTGCCGATTATGATTTTGAGGCATCGGGGTTATCCAATATTCTAGATGTGCTAGCATACAACACTCATGTTAATGGATTAACTGCAAACTTTGCAATAAATGAATCCTTTCTAGGAACTGCACAGCTGAGAAGCTCTGTTGTGTCTTTGGCGGAGGGAATTGGTTACATCCCCGACTCAAAAATGTCATCGCGCGCGATTGTCAACCTATCTGTGAATTTGAGTGCTGTCGCAAATAGACCTTCTTCGATCGATTTACCAGTGGGAACAACGTTTACAACCACTGTAGATGATGTTGTATATACGTTTCAAACCATTGAACCATACTCAGCTACAGATGATCTAACAGGTCTTTATAGATTTGTTGATACTAACGGACAATCGAGTATTCCTGTATACGAAGGCATACAAAAAACCAAGACGTTTTATGTTGGGCCTGTTTCTGAAAATGACATTTATATAATTCCCGATCTCAATATAGATGCCAACACAGCTGTTGTTAGAGTTTATGAATCTGCTAACAGTAACACATATGCTGTATACAGCAGCATTCTTAATGCAACATCAATGAGTTCAAACTCAACGTATTATGTCTTGAAAGAAGCGCCAAACGGATATTATGAACTATCATTTGGAGACGGAGTAAACTTAGGTAAGGCTCCTGTAGCTGGTAATAAAATTGTTGTAACATATTTGTCGACCAATGGTTCGCTAGCCAATGGTGCAGCTAAGTTTACCCCAACAGCAGGATTAACAGTTGGAGCTACTAGCTATCCAATTGTTGTGTCGGTTGTATCTAGATCGGTTGGGGGAGATGATCCAGAATCTATAAATTCAATTCGCAAAAATGCTCCATTCCAGTACGCCGCTCAAAACAGAATGGTTACGGCAGCAGACTATTCAGCACTTGTGTTGAGAAACTTCTCTCAATTCATAACCGATATTAAATCGTGGGGTGGTGAGGATAATCTTGAACCAAAGTTTGGAACAATTTTCTCATCCATTCTCTTTGAGGATGATGTTGATCTATCCTTACAGCAGACAATCAAGAACAGCATTTCAGATCTTGTCCGTCAGTTAGGTATTGTATCATTTAATATTGAATATGCAGATCCAGTAGTTACATATGTTGAAACTGAAATATATTATCAGCTCAATCCTAAACTGACAACGCTTTCTGTTAACTCAATTGAAAGTCAAGTAAACCAGATTGTTCAAAATTATTTTAATAACACTATTGGTTCTTTTGATCAGTCATATCGCAGATCAAGATTGTTAACACTGATAGATCAATCTAATCCTGCTATTCTTTCTAGCAGAGCTGATACAAAAATGCAACAGAGATTTAGTCCAGTTGTTAATACTAGATCAGATTATAGACTAAGATATCCAGTTGCAATTGCCCAGCCTGATAGAGATGTCCCAGTAATTACAAGCACATTCTTTACATATTCTGGCAACACAGCTCAAATTAAAAACAAGCTGGGAAGAAACACACTACAGGTTGTAGTTGTCGGAACTGGTGATGTTCTAATAGATAACGTTGGATCATATAACTCAACAACAGGTGTTGTTGAGATAATATCGTTTAAACCATCTAGTGTGTTGGGTGGTGTCAACTATATTAAACTGTCAGCTACACCCGCAAACCAAAGTGTGATCACTCCGCAGAGAAATGATGTTCTTGAATACGATAACTTCCAATCATTTGCATCTGCAGAAATTGTAACGGCTACTAACTAATATGTCTCAAGATAAAACGTTAAAAGATATAGGCCGCCGTCAGGTTGATTTCAATAGAGATCAAATAGCAGAACTATTGCCTGACTTCTATAAAGAAGACTATCCTAAACTTATAACGTTTTTGGAAAAATACTATGAGTATCTAGATTCTGATGGAAACTTCTCTAGAAAAATCCACGATCTATACACTACCAGAGATATTCAACAGACGAATGCTGAAAACCTAACGTATATTGAAGACGAGCTTCTACTTGGGCAAAACTATCTTGAGGGATGGTTAAACCCAAGACAAGCTGCTATCTTATCAAACAACTATTACACGACCAAGGGAACTCTATACAGCATTCAACGATTCTTTAGAGCCTTTTATGGTCTCGATCCCGATGTTGTATATGGTAAGCAATTTGTGTTCAACGTTGGTGTTGATAGAATTGGCCCTAGTAGTGAAAAATATCTAATTAATGATAAGGTGTATCAATTCTGGGGCATTCTTATCAAAGTTGGTTTGCCTGCATCAGAATGGTTGAGCTTATATAAACTGTTTGCTCATCCAGCGGGAATGTATGTTGGATCGGAAGTCCAGATTGTTAGTGTTAACGCTAATATTAGCTTTGGCGATATGCCAATTGCAATACCATCAATAGATCTTCCAGTGTTCTCTGGTGTAGCAACAATCACACCATTTGTGTTTACAGATGTAACAGGCATTGATATTAACGACTCAGCAGGCAACAGCTTTAGATACAGTCTCGATGCGACAGTCGTGCAACTGCAAAGCAAGTATGCTGATCAGACGACAGGATTCCTCGATTCCGCAACACCATTTATTCAAAGTTTCCAAGATCTTGCAAAAGCTGCTTCACCAACCTTCGACGAAGATTCAGACGCAAATGGTTCTTCAATGAGAATGTCAACAACAGCACTCACATTCGACTTGGATCAGTATGATACATATCTTGATTCAGATGGATCGGGTAATCTCATTGCATAATTCCATATAAATAAAACCAACATATAATGTTGTGGGTAACAAATGTCTAGACAAACGATCAATATTGGCGCAATAGCTAATGATACAACAGGGGACACCTTGAGACAAGCAGGTCTCAAGATAAACTCAAACTTTGCAGAGTTATATACTTCTTTGTATGGTGACAGCGTCACAGCTATTAGCACACTTACTCTTGGTAACAACGCAATTATATTCGAAGGGTCAGCTGCTGACTCATGGGAAACAACTCTAACTGTTGTAAATCCTACAGCTGATAGAACAATAACTATCCCCAATGCTACTGGTGTAGTTGTTATTGATACTGCGACTCAAACGCTTACAAACAAGACTCTAAACACCCCAACATTTACAACTCCAAAAATTAAAGATACTGATTCGAGTCATAGCTATGATATCAAGGTAGCTGACCTTGCCGCCAATCGCAATATTAACCTACCACTGCTGGCCGACAGCGATACGTTTGTATTTGCTAATCATACACAAACCTTGATAAACAAAACTCTAACGTCTCCCGTGCTCGACACGCCAAAGATTGGTTCAGTTATTTCAGACTCAAATGGTGCTCCTCTTATTGGTCACACCGCTACACCATCTGCTGTCAACTATATTCAGTTTAACAATGCTGCTGCTGGTGGCAACGTTGGTGTAGAAGTTGTAGGAACATCAACAAATATTGGATTGACTCTTTCAGCTAAGGGCACAGGATCCGTTCAAGTTAGAACAAGATTTAACAAACTGTCTGAACTATTGACTGCAGGAACTGCTGTTGATTTGACTGTCCCAACCACAATCTTTAACTTGTCAGCCGCTGAAGCATTCACCCTTGCTAATGGAACTACTGAAGGCGATGTTAAATCGTTTGTAAATAGAAGCGCGACAGCCGCAGAAGCAAGAATCACACCAGCAACATTCCCATACGTGGGTAGAACAAAATTCACTCTAAAACGAAACGCAGCAATAGAAGCAATGTGGACATCCACTGGATGGCACTTGCTTGGAATCGATTCTAATTATGATTCTAATGCGCGTTATTATTTTATTAGCTAATAGGTCAATCAATGTCAGCAATTATAACTGAACGTATTAAAAAATTAATGATTCAGAATCTGTATGATGATATTACAGATTCTGCAAACAATTACTATATTGCTATTGGCCGCTCAGAAGATTGGGACAGCTCTGATACTGCACCTATACCTTCTCCAACAGAACGCGAAATTCGCAATTTCAGACTAAGCGCTCAGTCAGCTAAGCTAGTGACTGACTGGTCTTTCGTTATTCCTCGCTACAACTGGGCTTCAAACACAACCTATTACGGATACGATGATAATACGTCAGGTCATCCATTAAACACATACTACGTTATTACAGATGATAATGCTGTATACATTTGTTTAAGACAAGGTAAGACCACAGCTGGCGCTACTGTTCCATCAATTGTAAAACCAACGGGGATTGATCCTAAGCCGTTTATAACAGCTGATGGATATGTGTGGAAATTCCTTTACACTGTTGGTACAACATATGCAAATAGATTCTTGTCTGCAAACTATATGCCTGTTAGATTACAGGGTGCAACAGACTCTGATTCTCTTGCGGTTGATGTTGAACAAGAAACTGTTCAAAACGCTGCTGTTCCAGGTCAATTAGCAGGATTTCAAATGATTACCAATGGTAGCGGATATGTTTCTGCTCCAACTGTAACCATTCGTGGAAATGGAACTGGTGCTCGCGCAACAGCAATTGTGTCTGGTGGAGCTGTCACTAATATTATACTTGCTGAAAGCTCTGGATCAATTGTTCAGGGGGCCAACTATGGTTATGCTGATATTAGTTTATCAGGTGGCGGTGGAACTGGTGCTTCTGCTAGAGTTGTTGTTGGTCCAAAAGCAGGCTTCGGCGCAGACCCGCGAGACGATCTACGCGCAACTGCTATTATGTTCAACACAAAACCTGATGGAACAGAAGGTGGTAAGTTTGTTGTAGATAATGACTTCCGTCAGCTTGCTTTATTAAAGAATCCAACAATTGCTGATAGTGCTGGTCTATATATTGCA